AAAATGGCGAAGATCGACAAGGCTGAAAGTGCCTTTGTCGGCAAAGCAACAGGCGCAGGCCGTTACGGTGAAATTAAACGCGAATTTACACACGAATAACTAGGAGATTTTAAATGGCTAATGTTGACAAACCGAGCGGTTTTAAGCCTGTCCAGCATTTGAATGGATCGCCTTGGAACGGCAAGTTCAATATCTACTATGTCCCTGCTACGGATAACACTGCTATCGGCAAAGGCGATCTGGTTCAGCACGGCGGGACCGCTGACCCTACTGGCAAGTACCCTGTCGCTATCCAATCTGCTGCTACCACTACTACAAACGTGGGCGTGGTGATTGGCTGTGGCAATACCCCGCAATCTATGTTCGACTCATCTAACCTGGAGCGCAAGTATCGCCCCGCCGCTACCGCTATGTATCTGGCTGTTGTTGACGACCCTACTGTGATCTTTGAGATTCAGGAGAACGGCGAGTCTGCTCCTTTCGACATCACTGACGTTGGCCTGAACTGTGACGTGATTGTTGCCGCCGCTTCTACTGTTACTGGCTTGAGTGGCATGGAGATCGATTCCGACAACTACGCTGAAGCTACCGCCTCTGCTCAGGTCCGTTTGCTGCGTGTCGCTCCTTACGAGGACAACGAGCTTGGCGCTCACTGCAAATGGTGGGTGTTGATTAATGAGCATGTGCTGGCTTCCACCACTGGTGCCTAATACAAAACCTATCAAGGAGGATATTTAGATGGGTGTCATTACGACTGGTTCTTTTGCAAAATTTTTGTGGCCTAAACTTTTGGGCCTGTAGTCGGTAACGTCTACAGCAAACTCATCTAATTGCTGGAAACCCCTAACGTAAAGACGAGGGCAACCAGCATGGAAGCAAGAACGGCATGGGTCTAATCTACAAAATAACGAATCCTTCAAACGGTAAGTGCTACATCGGCCAAACAAATCAGGGTCTGAAGCAGCGCAAGAAGGAACACTTTTGTAGATTTAAAAGTTTTGGTCGTGACCACAAGGTTTATCTTGCCTTTAAAAAGTACGGGTTTGAGCACTTTACTTGGGAAATTCTTGAGGACAACATTAGCGAAGTCCACCTGAACGAGCGCGAAAAATATTATATCTCAAAATATAATAGCTTCAATCGCGGATACAATATGACTGATGGTGGAGATGGAGTTTCCGAAGAAACAAGGGCTAAACTTAGCAAGATTTTTAAAGGCAGAGTGATAACGTGGCGAGATAAAATCATAAAGACCCGCAGAGAGAATTTCTTAAAGGGCTTGCATAATCATCATACTCCAGAGGGTAGCGATAATAAGAACTCTAAAAAGTATGTGATAGTTGAGCCTGATGGCACAGAGCACATTGTAGACGGCATTGGAAAGTGGTGCCGTGATTGGAATAAGGAACACCCTGAAAATAAGTTATATATACCTAACTTTGTTAATTGTGCTAATGGAAGGCAGATTAAATATAAGGGTTTCCGGTGTGCTCACCTTGAGAACAGAGAAGAACTTTTAAAGCCAATTATCAGCGCTGGTGAAAAAAGATCGAAACGATGGGTTGTTACGGAACCTAACGGTACGAGGCATGAGATTAAAAATCTTCAGGCTTGGTGCCGAGATTGGAAAAAGGTTTACTTGCAGCCCAACAACTTAACCTTGTGCGCACAAGGTAAGCAGTCTTCTCATAAAGGTTATAAGTGCGAATATGCCGATCTTGAACCTTCAACGACTATCCCGACAGGGAGTACACCGCAAGCGATTGGCGGTGGAAATGGTGAGGGTCCTGCATTGCAGGATCGTGATATAGTCTCTTCTGCATGGAAACATGCAGCAGCTTAATTGCGGGTGAGGGCGTAGCGTCCCTCGCTGAAGGTAAAGGGAGTCAACTCCGCTTACGGTATGGCCTACAATGAGGTCCCGTTGCAATTTCCTCAGGTGTTCGAAAAGAATACCTCTAAACGCGCTTTCGAGCAAGACGTTGGTCTTACTGGTCTTGGCTTGGCAGTTATCAAGGCCGAAGGTGGCTCCATTACGTATGACGAGATGGAGCAAGGCTTCGTGGATACCTACACCCATGTTGTCATTGGGTTAGGTTTTGTGATTACCCGCGAAACCTATGAAGACCTTATGGGTCCCACCGAAGGTGTTAAGAAGGCTAAGTCTCTTGCTTTCTCGGTACGTCAAGCCCAGGAGACTATGGGTGCGAATGTATTGAACCGCGCTTTCAATAGCGCCTATCCCTATGGAGACGGCCAGGAGCTGTGCGCTACTGACCACCCCAATAAGTCTGGTGGCACTTGGAAGAACAAGCTTACTGTGGATGCTGACCTTAGCGAAAGTGCTATTGAACAAGCTTGCTTTGACATTGCCGATATCACCAACGACCGAGGGCTGAAGATTAGCGTAAAGCCGCAAATGCTTATCGTGCCGCCCGAACTTCAGTTCGAAGCAGAGCGCATCCTGAAGAGTCAGAACCAGGCTGGCAATGCCAACAACGACATTAATGCTATCAAGAGTACTGGTGTCTTTCCGAAAGGCTACTATGTGTATCAGTATCTGACGGACCCTGACGCTTGGTTTATCAAAACTGACTGTCCTAACGGCCTGAAATACTTCGAAAGACGTGGCATGGAGTTCGCCGTCGAAAACGACTTCGATACAGAAAATGCTAAATTTAAGGCGACCTGGCGAGGCCAGTGGGGATGCACCGATAAGCGTAGTCTGTTCGCGAGTCAAGGTGCCGCTTAACCTGTAACCTGCTGTAAACATTGGTAAAAACGGCGGTAGGGACCACTCTACCGCCATAAGGAGTGTTAATGAAAACTACTCATTTCCCGAACGGCGTATGCTGCGGTGGGACTTCTGTACCTAGAACTGGTCTGTCCGGTTATTCTCCTGGGACGCTGTATAGCTTGAAGGATGCGTCTTTGGGGCAAGCGCCTGCTTGGATCAATATCGGTACTTATGCTTCGTGTTTGTTCGTGCCTTACGGTCCTGTGATGGGATACGGTGTGCATACGGTAGGCGGGCCGTTGGATTGTACTAATGGTTCTACTACGAGCCAGATGCTTGCTGGTATGGTTATCCCTACGGACCTTTGCTTTGCTGGCATGTTTGAGTCTGATGATAACGATCAGGTTCAGTGTACCGTGCCTGCCGGTAAAAACTACGCGCTCGTGACAAATTCCGCTGACCCTCTGGTGGCCCATGACTTTCAGGTAGCGGTGCTGAGAGATAACTGTGTACCGGGTTGGGATATTTTTGCTGCTGGAACCCACACGACTGTTGGTGGCGCGGCTGCCGAAGCCATTACCGTAACTGGCGCGCTGGCTGGCGATCTTGCCTTCGTTACATACGGTGCGACTAACGATACTGACGTTATCCGTAAGGCGGTTGTCACGGCGGATACACTGACTGTGACCTGCGACGCTGATCCTTCTACGGCGCACTCAATTCATTACGTTATCTTCCGTCCTCGCGGTTCGTTCAAGCCGAGCCATTACATCGCTTATGCTGGAACTCATACTCCCGCTGATGCCGAGACCGCGACTATCACGACTACCGTAACTGGCGCGCTTGCTACAGATGTCGCAATTGTGGCATGGCACACATCTGATGATGCCGACACAATCCTAAAGGCCGTTGTTACTGCTAACACACTGACTACGACCTTGAGCGCTGATCCTGTTGTGGCCCATGCTTTGAACTACATGATTCTTCGCGCCTACTAAAACAATCCAACCATCCCCGCGAGATAACATCAACCGGGGATCGGGAGGACTATGGTTAAGATTTTAACGCATCAGATATATCCCAACCTCGTATCCGAACTCTCTTGTACGCTCGGAGGTATGGCACATGGTATTTATCTGATAACTCCTTTAGCGTTAGGTTTTCTCCATTGTATGTATAACGTATGTTTGTACGTCTGTTTAGGTTTTGTTGAGCCTTTGTTGCCCATCTACAGTTATCTTTATAATATCCATCGTCGTTATTTATGCGGTCTATTGTTAAGCCTTTCTTATAAGATGGCAGCATATCTTCGACAAAATTTCTTACATCGTGCCACCTATCACAAACCGTTATGCCGCGTCCTCCGTAGTGTTGGTATGCCGGATCGGTTTCGGAGTGGCACCTGGATATCATGTTTGTCCAAACTTGATAAATTGGGCTGTAGTACATTCCGTGCTTTGTATTTAGTAATTTGTTTCTCTCTTTCGTATGGCAACCGCACGAAACTTGTCCGTGCTCTAAAACATTTAATCGTATTAGCTTTATCGTTCCGCAATCGCATTTACAATTCACGCTCAGGTGATGCTTGCCTCTCACGTGACCAGTTTCAAGAACGACAAGACGATGAAACCTTTTACCGACTGGGATATGTTTTTTGTGATTTGCCATTTTATTTGTTTACTGCATTTTATTTGATTGGTCAAGGGGAGGTATTTGGTTGTGAGAATTAAAAGCAACTACCGACCACGACAAAATAAATGCGTGTGCGATCTGTGCGGTTTTGTATACATGTCTTCGCAGCTACGCTACAACTCAGACGGCCTTTTGGTCTGCTCCAAAGACTACGAGCCAGAACACCCGCAAGATAAATTCGTAGGCGCAAAATCAGAGAAGATAGTGCCTGACAAAGTAA